TTAACCAACTCTTCCCTTAGTCCCGCAAAATCTCTGGTTGCGTATGATATTTTCTTTGACATATTATATATTGATAATTACAAAATCCGAAGATGAAAATGCTCCGTTATTAACCGTATAATCTATTCTAACTTTAGCGGTATATGGTTTTGAACTGAAATCAGAAACTCTAAACAATCTTTCATCTTCGTCTTGTGAAAATGTTCTTTGTTCATCCGGATCATTTTCCGCCGAATTAATTGTTATTGAGTTTATATCTAAGTTGGGAATGTATTTTTTAACCCCATCTCGTATCTCTTCTTCAATTAGGTTAAAGGTAACCGTATCGTTTTGTTCAAAAATATACTCGTATATTCTTGTACCAAAATCAGGTAAATAATAACGAGTCCCCTTTTTAGTTAAAAGAAGGTGCAAAAGATTTGCTCTAACTTCTCTTTCAGGAGTCTCAGTCATTTTGATATAATCACCCTTAGTACTATCTCTAAATGGATAGTCAATACCATACTTTACTGCCATATCAATAAATATAAACTATTATAAAATGGTAATAAATAAAAAAAATCACGACACAATTGTGCCGTGATAATAAATTTGTTGTGAATATATTACTTATCCTTCACATGATACACAATCCGGATTCATCGCCTGTGCGGCAATATCTCCTCTTAAAACGGATTCTGTTCTCATATAATAGAGTGTTTTCACACCTTGTTTCCACGCTTCCATGTGAACTTGATTAATCCATTTTGGATCAGCAACCGCAGGAAATGCTAGGTTTAATGAAACTGCTTGGTCAATATATTGTTGTCTTATTCCAGCTTGTCTAACCAAATCTAATTGGTTAATTTCTTTGAATGTTTTAAACACTTCTTTAACGGAACTCATTTTAAACACTTCATCTTCTTTGACTTCAGAACATTGAACTACTTTACCATCAACAAAACACCATTCATCTAAGAAATCAAGTCCTTGAATTGACCCACCATCTGCTAAAATTTGGTCCCATACCTCTTTTGTATTCTTACCAATTTTACGCAAAACTTTTTCTAATTCAGGGTTTTTACGAATAAATGTTCCCTTTGCAGTTTGTTCGGTGAACACGTTTGCGGCCCATGGTTCGATACCACTACTAACATTACCACTCAACTTTGAGTTAGAAACCGTTGGAGCAACTGCTCTTAAGTGTGTATTTCTAAATCCACTTTCCTTACACCATAGTGGTTCTCCATATTCGGAAGCCAAATCTCTACTCGCTCTTTCAGATTCAATTTTCATTTGTGAGAAAATTTTACGAGTTTCAAATTGTGCGGTTAATCCTTCAAACGGAATACCTTTTTGTTGTAAGTATGTGTGCCATCCCAATACACCCAAACCTAAAGCTCGACCTCTTTCAGCTGAACGAACAGAGTTTTCAAACCCTCTCATATTTTTTGCCTTTTGTA